ATATTTCATTTACCAAATCCTTTCGATGTTTTCTTTTCGATTTCTGCGAGTTCTTCCTTCACAACTCGCAACTGTGCCTTCATCTCACGAATTTTGTCGTCAGTATAGAGATGATCTTGCTTGATTAAGCGCTCAAGCAACTTGATAAGTCTTTTTGCTCTGTTAGTCTGGGTATCCATCGTCATCATCAAAAATTTCGTCGTAGTCATGCAATGATTCCCTCACATCCTCATAGTTAAGATAACTTTGAGTGTCTGAGTAAACTTCTGCTTTAAGAGAATCTACAAGTAATTCAAGGTTGCGGACGATGAGTTTAAGTTTTTCTTTGTCCATGAGATACGTTTCTCTCAAGCAATTATACACAAAAAAAGAGGGTTCGTCAAGAACCCTCTGATCTTAATAAGTTTTCAAACCATTCTCGCAGATGGATTCGGTAACATGACCAATAATAACATCCTCTATACTTTAGTAAGTAACAAGATGGTGGTCGGTTATCGCTATCCATATCATGTGTATGATATCGATAGGTTTCCATTTTTACTTCCTCGTCAGAAGAAGTATTTCTCCATATAGCAATCCAATAAAGGCAATACTAAAAAGGGTTCCGAACCCAGCTACTTGAAGTGCTTGCATGGTCTTACTTATTGTAAGTGTGACCGCGATAGCAGAATGTTCCATGAATTTCGTCAGAACCTTGCTGACACTCATACTTGACACCACGATAGGTAGTCATAGCAATCTGAGCATCGTGAAGTGCTGCTTGCTTCTGGATCTGCTTCTTAATCAGAGTTAGTGTGTTCATTTGTCGTTACCTGAAATACTAGGGTGAGTTTTAAATCTCCCGTTCCTTCAGTCGTTTGCGTCCTGTGCTTCAAAACATTGAGGGTCTGTATGTTCCATCCAATGGATAAGAATATCAGCCTTCTCAAAGGGAGTGAAAAGAGTTGTCTCTTCCAATCCTTGCTTCAACCATTCATAGTCATCACAGCGAAGATAATTCTCTACTGGGACATGACTAAAAAAGATGAGTGCTAATGAAAGCATAGGATGAACGCTCCGTTCCGCGACTTACTTGCGTCTCATTCGCTATTCGCGAATAGCGAATGGGATGAACGTAGGTCTATTATAGACCCCATATTGTATATAGTCAAGTAGAATTGTAATATATGTTACATTTTCGAAAAATCCTATAGACCAAAAATTTGCCGGGATTTTTTTTCGCCCTTTTTTGGAATCACTTTCGCTTTTTGGTTTCAGATGGTTTGTTACCCCACAACTTTGGATTGGTTCTACCCTCGCTTTGATTCATGGTCACAAAGTCATGACGATAAGTATCCCAGTAGTGATCAAAGATGTCAACTTTTTTACCTGCCATTACGATATCGTAATGAGAAACTCCATCTTTTTTATACTCTACTAAGTAAGCTGTGTGAGGTAAACTTCTATCTTCTGCTAAGGATGGATCACAATCCTCATGAATAAATCTAACTTTCATAATTAACTACGATTACCCCATTGAATGTCAGGATATGCTTCTGCCACAATTTCTTTGGTCAGATTATACTTATCAGAAAGTTTTTTATCCTTACAAAGACAAAGAATTTCTGCCTCAAGTGGATGAAGACCCTCAAGAATATTGATGAACATTGTTTCACGACGAATCGTGCTCAAAGAATCTTGACCACCTTTGATAAAACGATAGAAATTCCTTGCCTCTCTACGGATTGTGGTATGACCTTGTTGATCACTCACACCAAGAGAGAAAGATCCGTTCGTGTGCATTGAACGAACTTCTTCGGAGATTCTAGTAGTAAGAGATCCACTATAAACATTCTGATCATCAAAACCAGAGTAAGGAACCTCTCCTTCCGGAAGCATTGAAATTACTGACTCATCAAAATTCCAGATAAGAACCATCTTTAATGAAATGTCTTCGTATTTCTTTAAAGCCTGAACTTTCTTTTGTTTTGATCTCTGTCTTGATACAACATCCAATACTTCAAAAACAAATGGATTTCTAGGGAGACTCGGAATGCTTGGCGATTCTCCCTTCACAACTGTTGCCTTTGGTTTTCTAGTCGTCGTCGTTTTCTTCGTCGTAGTCATGATAGTTTTCAAAATTAAATGCAATTACCTCATCGGGAATCAGGTTCCCTTGTTCATCAAACATTTCGGGGTGAGGTCTTGGTACTTCCCGATAGTTCATCATGTATTCTCTAGCAGTCCAACCAATCATTGTTCCCAATATTAGAAATAAAATAGTTAAGAATGAACCAAAAACTAGACTAACTGCTAACATTTTTCTTTCTCCGGGGAATTACTTTTCTTTTCCTTGATTTAAAGGAAAACTCAAAATAGATGGTAACTTCCCGATTCAGAAAGCAAACCATCTTCTCAAAGATGATGTGAAATGGATGTGTCTGCTTTCTTTTTCCTCCATTAAGAATAAAATCAACGCCACGGTTTCTGTGGTTTTGATTATTTATATCAGGATTTGATGATTTGTCGTTCTCTGAGGAATTTAATTGTGTCAACTGAACCTCCTAGATTTTCTCCATCACAAATAACCTGTGGAAAAGTTTTACCACTACCAAATTTAGAATAAAACTCTTCTCTTGTGAAGTGTTCATCCAGATTGAGAACCATAAAGTTACTGCCAGTCAATTCTAGCACCTGTTTAACCTTATAGCAATAGGGGCAATTGTCTTTTGAATAAATTGTAAAATTCATGTGTGCAACATCATTGCTGTATATAGTATATCACAAACACTTGACAAGATCTCATAATCTCACTAGAATACCTTTGTTGGGTTTGAAGATACATAATATACACATTAAGAATACTATGAGTTCATTTGCTAAAAAAGGTTGGCATTATATTCCCAACATTATTACTAAAGAAGAAGCAATACAAATCAAGTATCAGAATCTAATGGGTGCCGTAAGAGATCTTGGTAGTCTTAAAACTCATTATGATCCTGAGCGAGGAAATGTCTTGACTTGTTATGCTCCACCTTCTTCTACTTTTGTGATGAAAAGAATTCAACCAATCTTAGAGGAAGCACTTGGAGAAGAACTCATTCCAACTTATTGGTTTACAACAACGTATCACAATAAAGGATGGATGAATTGTCACACGGACAGACCCTCCTGTGAGGTCTCAGTGACCATGAATATTTCTGGTGATGCAGAGTGGCCTATTAAACTCAAAGACCTCACAGGGAAGCGTAGAGAGGTTGTAACACCTGCTGGTGATGGAGTTGCATATCTTGGAACTATTGTGCCTCATTGGAGATCACCATTGAGAACTCATGAAAACGATAGATTTATGCAATTGTTTCTTCACTTTGTAAGAAAAAACGGTCAGTATGCTGATTATGCATACGACCGTAATCAAAAATGCTTTGATTTACTCACCAGGTAATTCAGGTTCTGGAAGTGGTGGTAGAGGATCATTAATCATCATAATAGATCTTACCTCACTAAAGTTACTTGTAAGTTCTTGCAACTTAGAATCACTTTCTAGTGAACTTGGAAGGGTAGGATAAGCAGTTGGGAATCCTACACTGTTTGGAAGTTCTCTGAGTTCTTGTCTCCAAGTTTTGAATGCTGTTGTTAAGTTAGTTCCAGTTTCTTTTGCCTTGATTACCATCCAATCAGTGTGCTCAAGCATTTTGTCACGATTAACTCTAAGAACATCATATCTTTTGTTCTGTTGTCTGGTATCATAGGTAGAGATCTCCGAATCCCATTGTGCCTGAGATAAGGTTGTTAATCCAACAGACTCTGTAACCACATAAGGTTGAGTATATGTTAAGTCATACACCGTAACTGTTTGTGTGGTTGGTTCTGCACCAGGATTTTCTGGATCAAATACTAATTGATCCTCTTGTCTTTCTGTCGTGCTGGTGATTGCAATGTTTGAATTGTTTTGATAGACAGTTAGATCATCAGAACCTACAGTAACATTATGCTCTGTTATGTCCGGAACATGAGACAGCATAAAGGGAATATCATTTTCATCTTCTAACCTATACTGAACATCAAGGTGCTCAATTTTAGGCATCATCAATCCAAACCGAGTATTAGTTGCCCATTCTCCGTTGTCACGATTTAGATAGTAATGCTTAAGTAATTGAGTCATATTCCTAATAAACTTCTATACCATATTTATCGGCAATTTCTTTATCAACCTCTTCTTTTGTCTTAAATCCTTGAACTCTCATCCAAGTCACCATTGCATAACGATTACCAGAAGTGACTGGCTCTACGGTATGTGTATACCATCTTGACGACGGGAAGCACACAAGTAATCCTGGTTCTGGTTTAATCTTGATTCTTAGATCTGGGAATGAAAAATATCCACCCTCAAAATCATCATTCAAGAAGAGAACCATTGACAAATCTCTATCAATTGTCTTCTTCCATATCTGTGTTCCGTCTGGATTCGTCCACAGACCTTCTCCATCATTATGGGGTTTGTAGTGACCGCCAGGAGAATAGCAGAGAAGTTGTGGTGGTTCACTATCTCTAATCTTAAATCCATAGAATGGATTGAT